TCCGCCTGCTTCAGGATCGTCATGATCTGAGCGTCGCTAAATCGTCCGTTCTTCATCGTAAATCTCCTCAGATATCTTGCCGAGAAAATTCTACTTTTGAACACCACTAATTTTGGGGGGGATTACCGCGGGCCCGGTGACCCTCTCGCCGATGGACCTGCTGCCCCTGTTTCGCCGCAGCGGCCCCGGCCCGACCGAAGGTGTCATGCAACGCATCCTGCCACCCGATGCCTCGAACTGGCTGATCATCACGGACCCGCCGGACGGCGTGCCGGTGACGGTTGCGGACATGCTGATCCGCGCTGAGGAGGTGTTCGGGTTCGAGGACGAGCACGACCTGGTCCGCAAGGCCGCCGGGGGTGCGAATGGCGGGCAGCCGTATGATTGGGCGGGCATGAACATCGCCCTGATCCGGCGCATCCACGATCAGGGCCTGCCCGCCACACAGGCCGAACTCATCGCGGAGATGCAGGACTGGTTTGCCGATCAGACAGGCGGCGCGAGGATCCCCGACAGCCGCAGCATCCGCAGGCGGATCACGCCGATCTGGCATGAGCTGCGCCGCGAAGGGACCTGACGGGCCCCGAACAACGCGGCGCGGGTCAAGCGGACTTTTGATCGTCGGATAACGCCTTGGGCGCGGCATCGGCATCATGCACGATCTTCGGGCGGGGCCGGAGCATGCTGGCCACGGCATCGACACCGGCGCGCAGGGGCGAATCCATCAGGTGCGCATAACGCTGGGTCGTCTGCATCTGGCTGTGGCCCAGCAGCTTGCCGATCATCTCCAGTGAGGCTCCGCCGCTGACCAGCAAGGAGGCGAAGGTGTGGCGCAGGTCGTGGATGCGCACCTCGGGAAGCCTGGCCTCTTTCTGCATGTGGATCCAGAAACGGCGGATTTCCTTGACCGGCTGCCCCGGCACATCACCGGGAAAAAGCCACGGATTGCCCTTTGGCACCACCAGCTGGCGCTGGCGCACAATGGCGGCCACCTCGGCCGAGATCGGGATACGATGAATCTTGCGCTGCTTGGTGGTGGTGGCGGGCTTTGACCAGCTGCCCAGCTCAAGATTGAACTGTTCAAACCGCGCCTGCCGCACCTCGCCCACGCGGCTGCCGGTCAGCAGGCACATCCGGATGATCCCCGCCGCGCGTTGATCCTCGGCCGCGTCCAGCGCCTCGGCCAGCCGCGCGATCTCGTCCTGCGAAAGGAACCGCTCGCGGGCGTTCTCAACCCTTTTCCTGAAGCCCGACGCCGGATTATCCGTGCGCCAGCCCCAGCTGATGGCAAGCGTGAACATCTTGCGCAGCACCTCACCCGTCCGGTTGGCGCGGATCGGGGTCGGTTTTGACCCTTGCAGCTTGCGCGCCCGGTTGTTGGGTTTGTCCTTGCAGGGCCGCGCCCGGCCCTTGGCGATGATATTCAGCAGTTTCGCGACATCATGCGGCGTGATCTCACTCACCAGCTTGTTGCCCCAATGGGGTGCCACGAGTTTCGTCAGCATGGATCGCTGGTCGGATGCGTTCGTTTTGGCCAGATGCGGCACATGCTCGGCCAGATAGCGATCGATCATGTCGTTGATCCTTGGGGCCTCGCGCAATTCACCCCGCGCGCCAAGCGGATCGTGGCCCGCGTCGATCTCGCGGCGCAATTCCTTTGCGCGCTCACGCGCGGCTGTCACCGTCCATTCGGGCCAGCGCCCGATGGCCATGCGGCGCTGGGCCCCGGCATAGCGATAATCGAGTGCAAACGACCGGTTGCCCGACCGCAGGACGCGGATCGAGAACCCCCGCACCTCGGTGTCGAAGATCTGATAGTCACGTCCTTTGGCGGGGATCGCCTCCCGCACCGATTTATCGTTCAATCGTAATCTGTTGACCAACTCGAGCTCCCTTTCACATGTGACACAGGCGTAGATTCGCCCCACAATCAAGCCAATCACAGGCATCGGGGTGGCGGGGAGGCGCAGGGTGGCACCGGATCGCCGCATCCGTGCCACCCGTTGTTTTGTTGGGTTTTGCGAAAATTCTGGCAAGCGCGGCCCACGCGGTAGTGGCGTGCAACAGGTCGCGCAGCGCGCATTGCCAGCAGATTCACCCGAGAATTTTGTAAATTTCCAATGAAATCAGTGGGTGGCGCGGTTTCGGCAGAGCGATGCCACCCTGCCACCCAACTGAAACCCCGCCTGTGCTGCCGAACGTCGCCCAATGCGTTCTCATGCGGTGCGAACAGGCACAACCGCCCCCGGCGCGGCGCTGGCGGGCACACCTGCCCGTCCTGCGCGTGACCTGTCCGACATGACTCCAGACGCGCAAACCCCAATAAAACAAGGGGTGGCGCGCAATGCCAATTCCAGTGCCACCCCGCGCCTTCCCGCCATCCCTTTGCGTCTGCGTCTTTTGGGTCCGGAAATCAGCCCGCTTCGGGCGATCAACGGGAGACAAGAGCATGCGAGATACCGGAACCTCAGAGCGATCCGCGCCAGGTGGCGTGTTGACCGGCTGGATCAGCCGCCTCGACCTGGCGCTTGAGCTGGATCTGACGGTGGACACGCTGCGCCGCTGGGAGGCGCGACGCTTCGGCCCGCCCTGCGTGCGCGCGGGCCGCAAGGTCTATTACCGCCGTGACGCGGTGCAGGACTGGCTGCAACAGCAGGAACTGCCGAGCCCCCGGCGCGCGGGAGGTCGGCGATGAAGCCGCACCTTTCCATTTCCAAGAACCATGCGCGGGACGCAGCGCGCGCAGACTGGATCGACGAGCGGCGGCGCGAGGCCCGCGCCGTTGTGGCCGATGTGGTCCACCATTCCGATCATCTGATCCGGCTGGCCTGCAATGTGCTCGTTCAACATGGCGAGACCGAACAGGAGCGCGAGGACGCCCGCATCCTGCTGGTGGTGGTCGATGCAAGGCATCCCGGGCGGGGCAACCACCGGCCGGATCCGGGGGTGGGGTCATGAAGCGGCGCGGGACCCCTGAGGCGGATCTGCAGCGTGCAGTGGTGCAGGCATTGCGCGTTGCCCTGCCGCGCACGGCCATTATCCATCACTGCGCCAACGAGGTGACCGAGGCTGGCCCCCGCGGCGCAAAGCGCCAGGCGATTCTCGTCGGCATGGGCGTGCATGCAGGTTTTGCCGACCTGATGGTCCTCTGCGACGGGCGCGTCCTGTTTCTTGAGCTGAAGGCCCCCAAAGGCCGACTGCGCCCAACGCAGGAGGCCTTCCGCGATGCGGTGCTTGCGCAGGGCTTCGGCTGGGCGCTGGTGCGCTCTCTGGACGACGCGCTGGGCGCACTGGCGGATCACGGGTTCACCACGCGCATTGCCAGCCCGGTTCGGAGGCCCACGCCATGAGCCATGACGCCACCAATTGGGCGATCAAGCAGCGCGGGTTGAAGCCCACCACCAAGATCGTGCTCTGGCATCTCAGCGATCGGTTCAACCCGGACTACGGCTGCTTCCCCTCACAGGCGCGGCTGGCACATGATTGTGAAGTCAGTCGGGCAACGCTGAACCGCCACCTCGACGGGCTGGAAGCACGCGGACTCATTCGTCGGATCAGAGTCATAGATCCCAAGACCGGGCAGCAGCGCCCCACCCGCTATCTGCTGGGCTGCGAGCCAGGGTTCACGCCGCGCGGGCCGGGCCAAATCGAGGGTGAGTCAACCAATCCCTTCGAGGCAGGAGAGGCTGAAACCCCGTGTCCGGATTTGAGACACGGGTCGATTGCCGAAAAGGCGCACACCTGCAAGGGCTTGTCGTCCGGAACAGGCCCAAAGCCGTGTCTCATTTCCGGACACGGGCCCGTGTCTCAATTTGACGCAAACCCGTGTCTCAAAAATGATCAATCCCGTGTCTCAAATTGCGACACTAACCTTGTAAGGGAACCTTTAAGTAAACCAGTAAAGGAGGAGGAGGACGCGGCTGCGCGAGATTCCGATTTTGATCGGTTCTTTGACAAGCTGCTCTCGGCGCTGGGCTTTGATGCCAACGCCAGCCTGCCCGCCTGGTGGCAGGGCTGGCCAGCGCGGCAGCACGTTCGCCGCTGGATTGATGATCTTGGTCTTTCCACGGATCGGATCATCAAGGTTGCGTCTGAGAGTCGGGGCGATCATCCCAACCCACCCGATGGGCCAAAGGCTCTCGACCGGTTCATGGAACGGGCAGCCCAGCGCGATGCGCAGGGCGCTGCCAATTCCGTGAAAGCCAAGCGCAGCCGCAAGGCCCAAGGCAAGCCCCGGCCCAGCCCGGATGAGCTGGCGGCCTTCTACGCGGCCAAGGTCAACTCCGACGAATACCTGCCCCCCAGCATGATCAGCGCCGCCATGTGCGGGTTGATGCTGGAACGCGGGCTGGTGACACCCGAACGCCTCCGATCGCGGGGGGTGCTATGACCCTGCCAAGACCGATCATCAATCGCAGCGGACGCACAAAACGTGCGCTGGGCGTGCAGACGGCGCTGGAATGGGCATTCCGAATCGAGAAGGCCGAACTTGAACTGCCGCCTCCCAAGGACGTGCCAGAAGAAGGCTTTGGGTTCGGCCTGGAATATGTCCTGCTGCAACGCGCGGCACTAGGCTGCAAGGTCGACGGCGGCCAGCACAAGATGGGCAGCTACACCCATCCAGATGCCGAGGTTGTCGCCGCCACCGTCGCCGGACTGCCAGACAGCCTCGGCGGCATCCGCATGGCGATCCGCGTGGCTGAACTGGCGCGCGCTGGGCTCACCCCCGACTGGATGCCCGGCGTCGTCCCGCGCTGCGTGCCGGTCGAGACCAAGCGCAATCAGCATGGCGAGCGGGCGACCACGGTGGTGGTCGGCACCGAACGCGTGCTGACCCGCGGCAAATGGCGCACAGTCGAGGTGCTGGCCTGTCCGGTCACCTGGCGGCCACATCCGGAACAGATCACATCCGCTCGTCGCGGATATGACGATTGGTGGCAGGCGCTGGACTGGGTGCGGGATGGCCTGGTGGAAGGAGAGATGTTGCGGGACGTCGAAGTGACCGGTGCGATGCCAAAGATGCAGCCGTGGCGGCGATAAGTATGGACAGGAACATCGTGCGTGACCTTTTGCTACAGGTGCGGGAAATTAGACCAGAGTACGGCCAGTCAATAGTGCGGTCCCAAACTTGGCTTGAGGGTCTCCCGCCGCTATACGTGCCGTAGAGCACAAGGACGACGTAACATCGGAAGTGGCAACTTTCGGCTTTAGTAAGCAGGAACATTGGGGTCACACGGCGTGAAACTCTGGTTCGGATAAGCATTCAAGCATGCTGGGCGAACATAGCCGAAGATTTTTAGTTTTGGGCTAGTGCAGAAGTCTGGGAAATATGGTTACTACCAGTTATGTCGTATAGATATCTTGGAAATAAAACTAAGCTGACTAGCTGGATTTGCGCCACTGTGGCGGAAAAATCAACAGCAGTAGCGCGCATTGCTGATCCAATGTGTGGCACGGGTGCCGTCGCTGAAGCGTTTGCAAGAAGTGGATATACAGTCGTTGCTTCTGATGTTTTAAAATTCCCAACATTGCATGCAAAAGCTAGGCTTCAATTTGATAGACTATACGACTTTACCATTGTTGGGCATCCTGGATATCGGAGTGCAATTAATGAGCTTAATGGACTAAGCCCAATAGAAGGTTTCTTTTGGCGGGAATATAGTGCCGATGGCGTTCCAGAAAATGGCGTCGACCCTCGCAGGTATTTTACAGGCGATAATGCGGGTAAGATTGATGCGATGCGTCAGAAAATTGCAGACTGGCGCGCAAAAGGGTTGAGTGAAGGCGCTGCTGATCTACTGCTCCATGACTTGATTTTGGCCACAAACCGCGTTGCAAACATAACTGGAACCTATGGCTATTTTAGATCGACCTGGAATCGAGAGTGCCTGCAGCCAATCCAACTAGTCCAGTCAAGTATGATACCCTGCAAAGCAGATCATGCAATCTTTAACGGACGAGCAGAAGATCTGATTGACGAAATCAACACGTGTGATGCGTGTTACCTTGATCCACCATACACTAAGCGCCAGTACGGAGGAAATTATCATATTCTCGAAACAATTGCACAAGAAGATATGCCCGTCCCTGCTGGTCAAGGTGGCTTAAGAGATTGGAAGAAGAAAGCGTCTGATTTTTGTTATCGAAGAAAAGCACCTGCTGCGTTTCAGAGCTTACTGAAGTTGATTGATGTTCCGCTGGTTTTCATTAGCTATAGCAACGACGGTCAAGTCTCACCCGAAGAGCTCCAAAGTATTCTGGACCAATTTGGCGCTGTATCGCGAAAAACAGTCCCGTTTGCTAGATTTGACAGCAATGGTCGCGGTGGAGCCAAGCAGCAGTTGGAAGAACACCTCTACATACTGGACCGGAGATAAGATTTGAGAATAGAAATTGCGGAACTTTGGTCCATGCGGATTAGTGCAGCAACTTTATACAATATTGAGCGCACGACTGATGATAATCCAGTAGGCGGTGGTGGGGCGGTATATATCCAAGTTGCCGGGGGGTTGGTCGCTGACTTGTTACAGTTTTTAAGATCAGAATATCCAAACAATGGGGAAGTGATCGAACTGGAGGTCGGAAACTTTCTGAGGCCCACAAGGCCCAAAGAAACGCTTACGTTTTCGTCAAAATCACAAGGCCGCATGCGGATAGCAAACCAAAATCGCCATCGAGCGATCCGGCTTTCAGCATGGTCACCAGAAGAAGGCTTTCCAAGCCTAGAAGCTGGCCAAAATACAGAAGATGCCCGTGCAGTACTCGAACAGATCGGGGGATTGCGCATCTTTTTGGTGAGGGGTGAAGACGGCGATGTCTGGGCTGGGTACACGGTTGGCGAGGCAAATGAAGCTCAAGCGAAACAGCCTTTTGCAGAAATAAACTGGGGTACGGCGACTTCTGGTGGCTACTGGCGGTATGAGGAGAAGAAATGACTGTTACTGCAGCACAGGCCTTAGCCGCACTAGCTGATAATAAGAACGTATTGCTATACGGTCCACCCGGTACTGGAAAGACTTGGCTCCTCTCCAATATTATCAACCTCCTCAACTCCCGACCTGCGGCTGAGGGTGGGCGTCCGGTACTGAATGTTGGAAACCCAGCTGAAGTTTTTGGAGCGGCTGGGGAAGGGGAAATTGATCTTCCTTTGCCTAAGAATATGACTTTCGATTGGGTGACCTTTCACCAAAGTTACTCCTATGAGGAATTCATTATTGGGAAGTTCCCTCTACCCAAAGAAGGTGGCGTTGTCCTACAGCCATTCTTTGGGCTGCTAATGAACGCTGCAATAAGTCTTAGTGAAGCAGGTCCAGACGCAGGACATATTATCATCATTGATGAGTTGAATCGCGCTAACGCTAGCCAAGTTTTTGGAGAGTTTATTACGCTGCTGGACTCAGATTATAGAGCAACCATAAAGGGTGTAGTTAACCCGCATGCATTGAGCATAAGACTACCAGGTATTCGCTACAAAGATGGTGTCTCAGAGCCTATTGGGCGCTTCGCCAACGACAAGTTTTATAAGCTCCCAGAAGATTGGAAATTTCCAGAAAACCTTTACATACTCGCAACAATGAACTCTGTTGATCGAGCCGCACTACCTTTAGATTCAGCACTGACGCGTCGGTTTTTTCAGTTAAAAATGGCGCCTGATTTGGTACATTTGGCGGCTCTCTTAGCTGTCGATTTGGAAGCGTTAGCAGCTAAGGCAAACGCGCTTCGTGAAGCTGATGCTGGCGGCGCGGAAGCACTTACTGCAGAAGAATGTAGTGTTCTTCTGCTTGATCGCTTAAATATCATTATTGCATCCGAGTTAGGTAAAGATTTTGAGCTTGGACATGCACTATTGGTGGATGTAGAGCGTGCATCTGCCGAGAACAAATGGGCGGCACTAGTGTCTGTTTGGGACAGTAAGATTTACCCACAACTGTCAGAGAGGTTTCTTCAAGACTCTGATACAATGCGGGATATCCTTAAGGCCACAACGCCAGATGTGGTAGGTGAGTTCATTTTTGAAAGAGGTCAGATTGGGCAAGGTCCAAAACCGAACGCCTCAATCGAGGTGAAGGATTTTTCAGCCGGATCATTAGAAGCGGCAACCGAGGTACTTAGGTATCTGGCCCTTTAGAAATGAGATTGATCGAAAACGGTAGTGCCGTCGAAGTCTCTATCTCTCTGAGTGATCTTCGCGAGCTAGACAAATTGAATTTAGCTTGGAAACAGCGCCTCAGGTTGCGTAACCTTCCAATTACGATCTCAAATCGGCGAGCTTCATCAGTGACGCTGCAAGCACGAAATGTGGCTGGTTTTGTCCGCATAGGTGAACTGCAACTGGAAATTCTTCCAAAGTTCATCGCAGACTTGACCGGAAAAGCTGGCTGGCAAACGGTTTTGTGGAATTTCTTGGCATACGGTAACGGTCTAACCTTGTCTGAAACAAGTGCTGGTCAGGCAAGTAAGGACTTGGAAATTCCGGAGTTGATGGCTGACCTTTTCCTGACATCTTTGGAAAAAGCCAGCGTGATGGGATACCCGATAGGTTATCGAAAAGAGAATTTTGTCAGTGGCTTCTTGAAGGGTCGACTTGATCCTAGGTCATATGGGAAGCTCATTCCTGTGACTGGACGCTTGAGTAACATAGCCTCAAGATTGAGCCCTAACGTCTCGGAAACACAGTTGTTGGTGTGGGCGAGCAATAAGCTTTCTGGATTGGTTAGAGAGCCAAGGCTTAAACAAGCGCTGGTACGATGGCGAGCGTCAGTACCTGGAGTCGATAGCGTTCTACCTACTCATAAAGTGGTGGGTTCAGAACGCCGTTATCCACAACTCAAGGATGCCTTGTCGATTGCCCATTTGTTAGCGACAGAAAATGGGATCGTATATGGTCAGGGCAAGATGGAATTGCCTGGTTTTTTGTGGAACTCAGATGCGCTCTTTGAGGACGTTTGCTTCCGGCTTTTTCAGGACTCTGCTCGATCCCTTGGAATAGAGTCGGAAAAGCCTCGCATCATTCTTGCAACCGGTATAAATCACGATGGTTCAAAAATTAACGCTCATACGATACCTGATATAATGTTCAAAAGAAAAGGAAAGCGGCTTCTTAGCCTAGATGCCAAGTACAAAACCCTAGCATCGACACCGAGCACGTCAGATATATACCAAGCCCTCTCCGTCGGTCGAGTAACGAGCCTAAAAGAGGTTGGCATCATTTACCCTGCAGAGGGCCGTACTGTTCAGGCGAGAGTACTTCATCCAGTTGGTGGTGGCATGCCAGAACTTGTACACGTGGTTGAAATTGGGCTTGAGGCCTTTGAAGCAAAGTCTGGAATCAATCAACTTCAACAATCTATCGCTGAGTGGTTATCCAGCACTGCTGCACTTACAGCACCAGAAAAGGCTGATTTAACGTCCACTTGAAGCGGTCAGAGACACCTCCACCGTCTCTGCCAGAGGCCACCGCCTGTAAGCGTGGAAGCGTAAATTCCTGAAATGTACGCTCTTGTCGTTCGCATAAAGCCCAGCGGCGGCCCATCTTATGAGCTACCGCGCCGGTTGTCCCAGAGCCCCCATAAATATCTAGCACAAGATCACCAGGATCAGTGCAAATATGAATTATCCTGGAAACTAACTCCTCGGGCTTTGGGGTTTCAAACGGTATGAGATCAGGAAAAAGGCTCTTTAAATGCCGCTTTGCGCTATCTGCTGTTCCCACCACGTCTCCCGGCCACCACGTGTCCGGAACGAGCCCAGGGTCAACCTCCGAAAGATATCTCTTCAGTCTGGGCATCTTGTTGCCAGCCCCAAAGTCAATCCTACCCTGGGAAATCAATTCATCAAGACGTTCGCGGGTATATCGCCAACATGTTCCGGTAGCTGGACGGACAACTCTACCCGACGGCAACGTTAAGTCGTAGAATTGTTCGGACCTGCGGCCAGGGCCAGCCTTAGCAGTTAAATCGCCGGACGCCCATGGCCCTCTAGGGTCGTCATCTTTGTTTTTATATCTATCAGTTTGGCGATCTGTAGCCGGTAACTTGTTCCGAGATTTATGCCACTCCGTTTTGTTCTTCGCATAGGCTAGGATATATTCATGAGTAGTGGAAATTGGTGTTCGGTTGTCGCGACTTACGGTCTTTTGCCAAACAGTTGTGCCGAGAAAATTTGCTTCACCGAAAATTCGGTCCAAGAATATCCGAGCCCTAGGCATTTCTGCATCGTCGATATGCATCCAAAGCGCTCCATCAGATGATAGAACATCGTGTATTTTACTACAGTGGCTGCTTATCGTCGTAGTCCACTCATCTCGGTTGAGGCTATCGTTGTAGTGGTGAAATTTCGTGCGGCGATTATATGGAGGATCAATTAGAGCTAGCCTGACCTCCACGCCTGACGAATTGATAATATCAATCGCTGCCAGAGCATCATCCTGTATCAGGATCGATTTTTTGCCGTCCCAGACAGGAAGCGGCTTGTTTGAATCCATCTTATTTGCAGTAACTGGCATGTATGATCTGCTCATTTTTTTCTTTATCAACTGCAGCGCGTATTTTTAGCCTGCGGCATGATACTGGGTTATAAATCCTTAAGCAGGTGCTTTCGCCACCATGCTTTGGTGACGAGGGAGCGTCGTCGAACCTAACCATGGACATTCCTGTCAAAAACATCAAGCTAGTACGTCAGCAATGAGATCGGCGTCCGTATGAATTTCAGCCCTCTGAAAGATGCGAAGTTGCATTTGATCACCCGTTCAACTGCGGGTAGCCAAGAAACGTCTGATCAACGCCCGAGTTCGTTCGGCTTAAGCTGATCTAGCCCAAATTTGACCGGTTTGACCATAGTTCAGGCGATTTTTCATCGCGTTTGTCTGCCGTTACCCGTTTTCCAGCAAACTCGCCCCCGTCGCGCCGTCAGTCGCCTTCGGACCAGATGGAGATTGCAAAGCACGAACGGGTTGAACAACTGCGCACTATTCTTTGCTAGGCTAAGCTACCGGGTCTTAATATAGTCGAACTGCCGCTTCAGCAGCCGAAACGGGTGCTCGACCTTGGACCTGATCTTGGCGATCCGACGGTTGATCTGAGCGTCGATAGGATGAATCGTGCCGCTCTTGGGAGCTTTGCACATGACACGCCACAACTTTGTCCAGCCCCCCACGCCATGGTTCCTCCCCGGCCCCGAATGTATGCGGGGGGGCTGAGCGCGGCATTTCGCTAGCGACAAGCGCTTTTACCGGGGAATCCAAGCGGAAGCCACTTTGCGGAAGCCAGAGGTTTAAGTATCGTCATATCAATGCCTTAGGGAATCACGATCTTGGCATGCTGGATTCTTTTGTGGAATCCACCTTTGCCATTTTTCGGAAGCCAGCAAGGAAGCCACCCGCGCCTGAGGCCACCAGACAAAATCCAGTTTTCTCCAAGACATTCGTAATCGTCTGGTCGCGGCCGCCTTCTGAGGTTGTGGATTTTTGTCTAGTCAACTTGCCACCCCACTCTTTGCGACAGCGTGACGAATGCATCATGCAGAACCGAGTGTTAACTCACAAAAACAACCGTGGCTTCACGCTGGATGTCGCACTATGGTCCAGCCTTCGATTTCAGGAGATTCGTACATGATACCCGGGCAGAAACGCGTTATTGAGTCACTTCAGACAGCCATCCGGATGGGGGCAATCAAGCCAAGAGACGGATTCGCCGACAAGGATCTCCGGACCTGGGCTGACGGAAATGATTCTGCCCTAGGATTCTTCTTCATCTACACGGACGACGTTCAGGGCTGGATTTCCAAGAAAGTTCGGATAACGGTCATGGCTACATACAGATGCCAATCGACCTTTCGCGATAAAATGTGCTTCGAGATTGCTTTATTTGTCTTGCCGGAGCTGCGGGGCCGCGGTCTGGCGCAAAAGATACTTCGTTCATCCTTGCTCGTGCTTCACGATGGAATCAGAAAAAGAACGGATGCGCCCTATTACTTGTGGTACTCCCCGAAACTCACCGACGGGGCAGGCTTGGCAATCGGGAACAAGCTTGTCTGGGATGAAGTGAGCGAGGTCCGACACACGGACGGAGAGACGTATCGGATTTGTCATAAGCTTTGTAACTAGCCGGTGCACTCTTTCGGGCACGTCATTGCGCGATTTGGTGAGCGATCATGGTTTGAGTTCGAACATGCTTCATGTGGGCTTTGGATGAGCCACGGCGGCGGATCGTCATTGACGAAGTCGAGCATGGCGGCTTTTGGCCAGAACCGAGGACCGTTCGCGCATCAAGACTCCTCGTCGGATTTGCGGGGTGACTACCGGTAACCGCAAGAAGCGTGCTCTCCTCGTAGCCGTAGAGCAACCGGCCGATGTTCGTCCAGTTTAGGGTGCCCGTGCACATCGCACAGGGCTCACCGGTCGAGACCAAGGTGCAGGTCCACAGAAACTCGGCCGGGTAGGCATTCGCCGCGCGCCGCGAAAGTTCAGTCTCCGCATTTCGTACGGTTCCGATATTGCCTTGGCGTATGAGGATGCGGTCCTCGGGACCTACTATCACAGCACTGAAGGGATGGTGACCGTGCAGGGCTGCGTCGGGGGCGACTTCGTTGGCAGTGCGGATGTGAGCACTCATCCGTTCCCGCGGCATGTCGTCGGCACTTTTCGCATTTGAGAGCGTCTTCCCCGCATATATGACTTTCTCCCATCCAGCGGTCTAGTTTCGAACATAGTATCATTTGACGGGTCAGACAAAGTGACCGCCACTCCATTTGAGCGGTGAAGAGACCTGCAGGAAGCCATTGAATCCGAGTGCATTTTTCGTTTGACAAAGCTGCCCCCCTTGACCTACCCCTAGATCATCGAAGAGTTGCGCCCGGAGGACACCCCCTCGCGGGCGCTTCTCATTCCCCCACGCTGCGGATCCCGATCCTGACGCTGGCATCGCGCCGCGCGCATCGGCTTACCCGCACTGCCCCACATGAAAGCCACCCCATGGACTTGGTCTTCGCGCCAAGCCAGATCGAGACTTGGCCTCTCGACCGGCTGCGCCCTTATGCCCGCAATGCCAAAATCCACGGCACCGATCAGGTCGCCAAGATCGCCGCCAGCATGGCCAAGTTCGGCTGGACCGTGCCCTGCATGGTGGCCGACGATGGCGAGCTGATCGCCGGGCATGGCCGGGTGTTGGCGGCGACAATGCTGGGGCTGAGGGACGTGCCGGTGATCCGCCTCGGCCACCTCGACGAGGCCGAGCGCCGGGCGTACCGGATCGCGGACAACAAGTTGACCGAGCTGGGCGAGTGGGACGAAGCCATGCTGCGCGACGAGATCGCAGGCTTGCTGGCCGAGGATTTCGACCTGTCGTTACTGGGGATCACCGACGAGGATCTGGACGCCCTGCTGCGCGATCCGGATCAGGGCGAAGGCGAGGCGGTCGAGGGTGAAGACGATATTCCCGAACCACCGGTCACGCCGGTATCGGTGGCGGGCGACCTCTGGCAGCTTGGATCACACCGGCTGATTTGCGGCGACAGCACGTCCGCCGATGTGGTCGGGCGCTTGCTGGGCGATGTTCGCCCGCTGTTGATGGTGACCGACCCGCCTTATGGCGTGGAGTATGACCCGTCCTGGCGCAACGAGGCGGGAGCGGCCAAAACGAAACGCACCGGCAAGGTGCTGAATGATGACCGTGCCGACTGGCGCGAGGCGTGGGCGCTGTTCCCCGGCGATGTCGCCTATGTCTGGCATGGTGCGCTGCATGCCGCGACCGTGGCCGAAAGCCTGGTGGCGGCGGGCTTTGCCGTCAGGTCGCAGATTATCTGGGCCAAGGACCGTCTCGTTCTCAGCCGTGGCGATTACCACTGGCAGCATGAACCCTGCTGGTATGCGGTCAAGAAGACCGGCAAGGGTCATTGGGCCGGGGATCGCAAGCAGACCACGCTCTGGCACATCTCCGGCAAGGACCAGGACGCCGCCACTGTGCACGGCACGCAAAAACCGGTCGAATGCATGCGTCGGCCGATCCTGAACAATTCCAGCCCCGGCCAGGTTGTGTTTGAACCGTTCATGGGATCCGGCACTACGCTGATTGCGGCGGAAACCACCGGGCGCGTGTGTTTCGGGATCGAATTGAACCCGGCTTACGTCGATGTGGCCATCGAGCGCTGGCAGCAGTTCACCGGCACCAATGCCGTTCAGGCGGATACAGGTGAGACCTTTGTTGACCTGAAGGCGAAGAGGTTGGTGGCATGAATGCGCCTATCCTGCGGGGCCGCCTCAAAGATTGGCCGCTTTAGACAAGAATTTTGGACGGTTGCACAGCAGAGGTACGAGTAATAACATTCGGAATTGCCGGGCTTTTTCTGTCTTGGCCAAAAGGATAACCGTGAAAAAGATCGTACTTATCGTTCTCGCCGTTTTAGCAGTGAGCTTTACTGCCGCTTTCGCTGTTGCAACGGCTCCACCCGACTCGGTGCTTTGCATAGGACCTTGCAAGGGAGAGGCAGAGCGGAAGTTTGGGTTCTTATACAGCTACTTCATGGATGTTGCGACGACATGTGGAGAGGCAGATGCATCTCGGGGCATACTCGAAGAACTGAATCCTGACTTGGCTAGAACCGTAGATGAAAAGAACGCCAAGTTCGCTTTGCTCGCCGCAAAAGAAAGGGATAGAACCTTGACCGTTCAAGAGCGAGCCGAGTACGAGAAAGACCCGTGGCGGGTTAAGCCAAATCAGGGAAGTCTGCTTTACCAGCATTTGTTCAGCGAAGCCGCTGAGACACCCGAATTGCCTTTAGTGGTGACACCTTGCAGTAGAAACGGGTTTCACCTCGGACAATCAGGTTACGACAGTTACTGCGAAGGCTTCACACACTTAAGTGTGGGCTACCGTGCCGATCCGGGCTCGTTGCGTTTGTCCCCAAACTTCTTGTCTATCTCGGAAGCGAATAACGCGCTTTTTGACCGTTTGAGACGCGCGGGAAAGCTATCTGGGCGCATGAAAGAACTGCACGAGATTGCAGTACAAGACGACATATCCCGCGAAGCGGCAAAAAAAGCGGTAGCCACGTCCCCTGCGTTAGACATTGCTCCAGACGAAGTGGATGACGCAATAGCAGCCAAATTCAGCGAATTGCGTTGCCAATTATGGTTAACTCGAATGATTACCCCGCTGGAGTGATCCGATACACGCGCCCGCGCTCATCCTCCTTCACTGAGGTCACGACCAGCCCCAGCTTCTTTTTGACCACCCCGGAAATCGTGCCCCTCGCAGTATGTGCCTGCCAGTCGGTCGCCTCAACAATCTCGGCCATGGAAGCACCCTCGGGGCGCTGGAGCAGCGCGATCAGCATCGCCTGTTTGGTCCCCGCGCGCTGGGTTGGCGGTTTGAGCGCGGGCGGTTGGGCCGCATGTGTGCGGATCGCAGCCATGGTCTTTACCACCACTGGCTCGACCCCGATGGCCAGCAGGCCTGCGTCGGTGACCACCAGCGTGGTGCCGTGACCATCGCCGGTCTCGCGCCAGAGCGGCTCGCCCTTGCGGGTTTTGGCGTCGACCTCTTCAAGCCAGCCGCGCCCGATCATCATGCTGACGACCTTTTGCGCGGCGGCACCGTGCAGCCCTGCGGGCAATGGCATCGCGAGGTTGTCGGGGCGCTGGGCCCCGGCGCTGAGGATGATGGTTTGGGTTTCAGTGAGTTTGGGCATGTGTCCCTCCGGTTTGCGAGGGTCGACCCGTTGCCCGCCCTTCTACCGGGTGAAGCCCGCCGTCAAGGCGGGCTGCGCGGCGTGCTGGGCGGAAGGTGTCATTCGCCGTATTCGCCCTCGCCAAAGGCGCTGTCGGTGATGCGCTTCAAGAGGCTGGCGTAATGCTCGAGCGTGCCGACGTTGCCCCAGTTGACCTCGCCGGGGTGGGTCTCAAAATGATCGTCGCTGTGAGCCTGCAGGCGGGCGAGCATGGTGTCGATCTCGGCCTTCTTCGCGATGAACGCGTTCAGGGCGGCTGCGCGGTTGCGCGCGGCCTTCTCGGCGCGCAGCTGGTGGCGGGGCGTGGTGATCGGGTTGAGGCGTGTCATGGCGTGGTTCCTTGGGGTGAGTTGCATCGTTTTCGTGCAATAAGATTCGCTCGTTCGCGAAATGTAATCAACTGAATACCAAGCAATATCATTGCTTTATATGGGACGTACGTCACCATGGAAGGACTGTCTGAGCGCGAGTATTCCGCCCATTCCGGCCTGTCGCGCGGGGCGGTCCAGAAGGCGCGCAAAGCCGGTCGGCTGGTGGTCTACAAGGACGGGTCGATCAACGCCGCCGCGTCGGACGTGCGCCGGGCCGACATGACCGACCCTGACCAGCACCGGCGCAGCACCGGCGGCGATGCCAGCTTCTCGGGCCCCGCGGACAGCTCGTCCTACCTGAAAGCCCGCACCGCGCTGACCGTCTATCAGGCACAGGAACGCCAGCTGGCGATCCAAAAGAAAAAGGGCACGCTGGTTGACCGGGCGCGCGCCGAAACGCTGGTGTTTCGTCTGGCACGTCAGGAACGCGATGTCTGGGTCACATGGCCCAGCAGAGTGGCGGCGCTGATGGCGGCTGAAGTGGCCATGGAGGTGGAAAAGCAATCCGGCTCACCGGTGATGATCGAGGCCGCGATCCTGCAGAGGGTGCTGGAAACCCATGTCACAGCGCAACTCGACGCCCTTGCCGATCTCAAGGTCTCGCTTGGATGAGGCGATCATGACCTGACCGCAGACCTCGATCTCGCCTTTGACGGGGCCGAGGATATCCTGCGGACCTGGCGTCGCGGCATGCGCCCGGATCCGGACCTCACCGTGTCGGAATGGGCAGATCAGCACCGCAAACTGTCCTCGCGGGCCAGCGCCGAACCCGGGCAATATCGCACCGCGCGGACGCCATACCTGCGCGAGATCATGGATGTGCTGTCGCCCCGCCACCCGGCGCAACGGATCAGCTTCATGAAGGCCGCGCAGGTGGGCGCGACAGAGGCGGGCAACAACTGGGTCGGCTTCGTCATACACCACGCGCCGGGTCCGATGCTGGCGGTGCTGCCGACGGTGGAGATGGCGAAACGCACCTCGCGCGGGCGGATCGACCCTTTGATCGCCGAAAGCCCGGCCCTGCGCGAACGGGTCAACCCGGCCCGGTCGCGCGACGCGGGCAACTCAATGCTGTCAAAGGAATTCCCCGGCGGCATCCTGGTGCTGACCGGCGCGAACTCGGCCACCGGCCTGCGGTCCATGCCCGCGCGGTACATCTTTCTGGATGAGGTCGACGCCTATCCGGCCTCCGCCGACGAGGAAGGCGACCCGGTCACCTTGGCCGAGGCGCGGACGACGACCTTCTCGCACCGGCGCAAGGTGTTCATGGTCTCGACCCCCACGATCCGGGGATTGTCGCGCATTGAAAGGGAGTTCGAGGCCAGCGATCAGCGCCGGTACTTTGTGCCCTGCCCACATTGCGGGGCGATGCAATGGCTGCAGTTTGAGCGGCTGCGCTGGGAAAAGGGACGGCCCGATACCGCCGCCTATCATTGTCAGGGCTGCGAGAAGCCTATCGCAGAGCACCACAAAACGCAGATGCTGGAGCGTGGGGAATGGCGGGCGACGGCTGTGTCCGCCGACCCGCATTCCATCGGCTTCCACCTCTCGGCGCTCTATTCGCCGCTGGGCTGGAAAAGCTGGCAGCAGATCGCGCGGGACTGGCTGGCGGCGCAAGGCTCAGAGGAAATGCTGCGCGCCGCGCGCAACACCCTGCTGGGCGAGACATGGGTCGAAAGTGGCGATGCGCCGGAATGGCAGCGGCTCGCGGAGCGGCGCGAGGCTTACGCTGGCGCGCAGATCCCCGTCGGTGGTCTGTTCCTGACCGCTGGCGTTGATGTGCAGAAGGACCGGATCGAGATCGATGTCTGGGCCTGGGGCCGCGGTTTGGAAAGCTGGCTGGTCGACCACATCGTCATTGCCGGTGGTCCGGATGATCCGGCCTGCTGGGACAAGCTGACGGCCCTGCTCGGTCGGACGTGGGTCTGCGCCAATGGGGCGGTTATGGTGATCGGCAAGCTGGCGATCGACACCGGTTACGAGTCCGCCGCCGTTTATGCATGGGCGCGGGCGCAGGGGTTCGATCAGGTCGCCCCCGTCAAGGGCCTCGAGGGCTTCAACCGCGCCACGCCGGTATCGGGCCCGACCTTCGTCGACGCCACTATCGGCGGCAAACGTCTGCGCCGGGGCGCGCGGCTCTGGTCCGTGGCCACGGCGACGTTCAAGACCGAGACTTATCGCTACCTGCGGCTGGAGCGGCCGAGCGACGAGGATCGGTCACTGGGAGTTCTGGACGCCCCCGGCACCGTGCATCTGCCCGACTGGATCGACACCGAGTGGCTCAAGCAGCTGGTGGCAGAACAGCTCGTCACGGTGCGCAACAAGCGCGGCTATGCCCACCCAGAATGGCAGAAGATGCGTGAGAGGAACGAGGCTCTGGACACCCGCGTCTACGCCCGCGCCGCCGCATGGATCATGGGCGCAGATCGCTGGGACGAGGCCACATGGCGGCGGCTGGAAGCGCAGGCCGGGGTCGAAACCCTCCCGGCACCTCAGCAGGCGGCACCGACCGAACAAGCCGCGCCCGCTGCGCCAAAGGCCGGAACACCAACGACGCCACGGCGCAAACGCCGGGCTTACACACCGAACTTCATGAGGGATTGAGATGGATCTGGAACGGATGCGCGCGCTGCTGGCCGCACTGCAAGAGGCCCGCTACGCGGGCGTCCGCTCGGTGAGCTATGACGGCAAGAGCATCACCTATGGCTCGGATGCCGAACTTGCGAATGCCATTGCCGATCTGGAAACCCGGATCGCCACCGCCACTACCGGCACCCCGCGTCGCAGGCGCTGGGGCACCGTCGCCACGAAGGGCCTGTGATCCATGGCGTTTGAGGCCTTCCGCCAGCGCATCGGCAGCATCATCGGGGGCTTCGATGCGGCACAGGCCCATCGTCGCCTGCGCGGATTCCGCGCCAGCCGCGCCCATGTGAACACGCTGATTGCGGCCTCGGGCGACACGATCACCGCCCGGGCCCGCTGGCTGGTCAGGAACAATGGCTATGCGGCGAACGCGGTGGAAAGCTTCGCCAGCAATGTCGTCGGCGATGGCATCAAGCCTTCGTCGACCATTACGGATGCTGCAAAGAAGGAAGAGTTGCAGGCGCTGTGGCTCGCCTGGACCGATGATGCCGACGCCGAGGGTCTGACCGACTTCTACGGGCTGCAGCGCCGGGCGGCGCGTGAGGTGTTCCTCTCGGGCGAGGTGTTCATCCGAATTCGGTCGCGCCGGGCCGAGGATGGTCTGACCGTGCCCCTGCAATTGCAGATGCTGCCTGCCGAGATGCTGCCGCTCGACATGAACCGCACCCTGCCCGGCGCCGGGCTGATCCGGCAGGGCATCGAGTTCGACGGCATCGGTCGACGCGTGGCCTATCACTTCCTGCGCCGCCACCCCGGCGATCTGACCGATCCCGGCCTTGCGGGCGACACTGTCCGTGTGCCCGCCGCAGATGTGATCCATGTCCTCGATCCGGTTGAAGCCGGGCAGTTGCGCGGCGTGTCTCGCTTTGCGGCCGCCATCGTCAAGCTGTTCACCCTCGACCTTTACGACGACGCCGAGCTGGAGCGGAAGAAGATCGCTGCAATGTTCGCAATGTTCATCACCTCGCCCGCGCCAGAAACGCCGCTGGAACCCACCGAGGAGGATCTGGAGGTCGAACCCGGCCAAGTGGTGCGGCTCGATCCCGGTGAGGATGTCTCGACCCCGGCGACCCCTGACTCGGGCGGCACCTACGAGCCGTTTCAATACCGCACCCTGCTGCAGATCGCAGCCGCGCTGGGCATTCCCTACGGTTATCTGACCGGGGACACGGCCAAGGGCAACTTCTCCAACACGCGGATCTCGCTGATCGAATTCCGCCGCCGCATCTCTGCCTGGCAGCATGGCGTGCTGGTGTTCCAGCTTTGTCGCGCCGTCTGGGTGCGCTGGATGGACACCGCTGTGCTGTCCGGCGCGCTGGATCTGCCCGGCTATGACAGCCAGCGGCGGCAGTATCAGGCCTGCGCATGGTTGCCGACCAAATGGGACTGGATTGATCCGATGAAGGACGCCTCGGCCGAGATCCTGCAGATCGAAGCGGGCCTGAAATCCCGCACCCAAGCCCTGTCTGAGCGCGGCTATGACGCCGAGCAGGTCGACCGCGAGATCGCCGCTGAGCGCAAACGCGAGCTGGCGCTGGGCCTCGACTTCCGGCGTCCGGGATCCCCGGCGCAGGGGCCGGATGGGGCCAAGGGCAGTGATGATCAGCAGGAAGACGACCGGGAAGGCGCAGCGTCCGACGACACTGACGACGAAAAACCCGACGCCAAGGAGGGCGAATGATGAACCACGCCCAGATCGCCCAGCGCGCATTCAACACCCCGTTGATGGTCGACCCGGCCAAGGCGCTGGCATTCCTGTCGGGGTTAGGGCCGCGCATCACCGGGCAGGACATCACCTTCCAGGGCCTTGAGGTGGACGCTTCGGATCAAGCCGCGGCATTTCTTCCCGCTCGAGCTTCCCTCTTTGGGAACGACCTCGCCCAGCGCCACCAGCAGGGCGGCAGCCAGCCCTTCACCACGATTGACGGCATTGCCGTTATCGAAATCGCGGGCACACTTGTGCACCGCGGCGCCTGGATCGGGCAATCCTCCGGTCTGACGTCTTATGAAGGGATTGCCGCGCAGCTGCAGGCGGCCCTCACGGACTCCAGCGTGCGTGGCATCGCGCTGGACATCGACAGCTTCGGCGGGGAGGTCGCGGGAGCCTTCGATCTGGCAGATCGGATCCGGGCGGCGCGGGCGCAGAAGCCGGTCCAAGCTTTCGTGGCAGAACATGCGCTGTCCGCAGGTTACGTTCTGGCCTCCCAGGCCGACCGCATCATCCTGCCCCGCACGGGTGCCGTCGGCAGCATTGGCGTCGTAGGGTTGCACACGGATATGAGCGGCGCGCTCGACCAGAAGGGCATCGCGGTCACGCTGATCCATGCCGGTTCGCACAAGATCGACGCGAACCCGTATCAGCCTCTGCCCGAGGCCATACACGACCAGATGCAGCGTGAGCTGGAGGTGGCCCGCTTTCTCTTCGCAGAAACCGTCGCGGCAGGTCGTGGAGATCGCCTGTCCGATGCCGCAGCTCTGGCCACCGAAGCCGCCGTGTTCCGCGGGGCCGATGCGCTCAAAGCAGGTCTGGCTGACGAAATCGCCGATCCCGTCACCGCCTTCCACGCCTTCGCCGCCACGCCACGCGGCTCCAATCCCACCAGTAGAAAGGGTCCACAGATGACCACCACGTCCACTGACACCCCAAACCCGGATTCAGTCACTGTCGCACCCGCGGCTCCGGTCGCTGCGAGCACGCCCGAACCGCCCATTGCAGAAACTGCGGTGACGCCCGACGCCACCGCGATGACCGCCGAGGCCATTCGCGCCGAGGCCGCCGAAGTGGCGCAGGTCTGTGCGCAGGCGGCCCGGCTCGGTGTGACCATCGACGCGTCCGACGCAGTCACGCGTGGCATCAAACCCGAGGCTCTGCGCGCCCGCGTGCTGGCCGACCTTGCTGCCCGCGGCGATGCTGCTGGCATCGTCGCCACCGCCCCAGCGGCAGCCGCCGCCGCGAAAGACAGCCCGATCATCGCGGCCGCCAAGAAAACCGCGACTGACGCCAAGCGCTGACCTCGCACCCAAACTCCCAACATATGGAGACTGACCAATGCCCGTCCTGACGGAACAGCCCAGCATGGGCGATGTCCTCAAATATGAGGTCAATCCGAACTACACCCGCGAAGTGGTCACGCTGCTGCAAGGCATGCCTTATCCGGTCGGCTCGGTGCTCGGCCAGATCACCGCCAGCGGTAAGTACAAGCTGGCGACCGCTACTGGCACCGATGGTGCGCAAACAGCAACCGCCGTGCTGCTCTATGCCGTCGACGCCACACTGGCGGATGCCACCGGCATCGTCGTCGCCCGTGGCCCCTCGATCGTCTCGCGCGCGGGCCTCGCCTATGACGGATCCGTCGATGACGGCACCAAGATCACCGCCAAGATCGCCCAACTTGCTGCCGTCGGCATCATCGCCCGCGACGGCGTCTGACGCCCCGCGTCGCCACCCATTCCCCTCATTCCCCCGGAGCACCCCATGACCCTTGTCCGCAATCCCTTTGACGCTGGCGGCTATTCGCTGGCCGAGATGACGCAGGCCATCAACATCCTGCCCAACCTCTACACCCGCCTTGGCCAGATCGGCCTCTTCCGCTTCGAAGGCGTCAGCCAGCGGTCGGTGATCATCGAGCAATACGAGGGTGTGCTGAACCTGCTGCCCTCGGTGCCGCTGGGCGGTCCAGCCACGGTCGGCACCCGCGAAGGCCGATCGATGCGGTCCTTCGCCCTGCCGTGGATCCCGCATGATGATGTCATCCTGCCCGGCGACATTCAGGGCCAACCGAGCTTGGGCGTCTTTGATGGCGCAGACCCGCTGGTCGAGGTGATGAACCGCAAGCTGCAGCTGATGCGCCGCAAGCACGCCCAAACCCGCGAATACATGGAGATGAACGCGCTGCGCGGCATCGTGAAGGATGGGGCTGGTACCGCGCTCTACAACTACTTCACCGAATTCGGCATCGCGCAAATCTCCGTGGATTTCCTGCTGGGCACCGCAGGCACCAACGTGCAGGGCAAGGTGCGGGAGGTCTTGCGCGCCATTGAGGACAATCTGCTGGGCGAGAGCATGACGGACGTGCATGCCCTCGTCAGCCGCGAATTCTTCGACAAGCTGATCGCGCACCCCAAAACCGAAGAGGCCTACAAGTTCTACGCCGCCACCGGCGCGCAGCCCCTGCGCCAGGATGTGCGGCGCAACTTCCCCTTCGCAGGCATCGTGTTCGAGGAATATAACGGCAGCGCCACGCTGTCGGGCGGAACTTCCGAGCGGTTCATTCCCGCGACGGAAGGCATCGCCTTCCCCTTGGGCACGATGGACACCTTCACCACCTATGGCGGCCCCGCCAACCTGCTGGAGGCAGCAAACACCCTCGGCCTGCCCCTCTACGCCCGCCAACACCTCGACGAAAAGGGCCGCTGGATCGACCTTATGACCGAAGCCTCGATCCTGCCGGTCAACAAGCGGCCACGCATCGCGATCCGTATCCACACCTCGAACTGATGCAGCCAATGCCCGTCTTTGCCGCCGCCATGGACCGGATCTTCGCCACCCCGTCCATGGGGGCGGCGGCTGTCTGGATCTCCGCCACCACCTCGCAAGAGCGCCCGATCCGCGTGATCCGCCGCGCGCCGGATCGCATCACCGAGTTCGGGGCTGCCCGTTTTGTCAGCGACACCATGATGGTGGATGTGCGTCTGTCTGACCTGTCCGATCCGCGCTCCGGCGATCTGATCGTGATCGGCACCGATAGCTTTATCATCCAGGGCGAGCCAATCCGCGACCGGGAACGGTTGATCTGGACGCTGGACCTGGGGCCATCATGAAGTTGAAACTCGACATCCGCCCCGACATCGCGGCCCTGATGCAGGCTGAAATTGCCGCTGGCGAAAAGGCGGTGTCCGCCGCGATGCGCGAGGCGGGCACCTCCCTGAAATCCGCCTGGCGCGCGCAAATCACCGACGCGGGGCTTGGCACGCGCCTTGGCAACAGCATCCGTCTCGCCAGCTTCCCGAAATCCGGCGACAGCCTGAATGCGGCGGCACTGGTCTGGTCAAAGGCCCCGGTGATCATCGGCGCGCATGACACGGGGCCGCTGATCCGATCAAGAGACGGGTTCTGGCTGGCGATCCCGACCCCGGCGGCCGGAAAGTCCCGGCGCGGTGGCCGGATCACACCGGGCGAATGGGAGCGCCGCACGGGGTTGCGCCTGCGGTTCGTCTATCGCCGCCGGGGGCCGAGCTTGCTGGTCGCCGAAGGGCGGCTGAACACCAAAGGCCGCGCGGTGGCCTCCAGATCAAAGACAGGCCGCGGGCTGACCACCGTGCCGATCTTCCTGCTGGTGCCGCAGGTCAAGCTGCGCAAGCGGTTGGATCTGGCGCGGGATGCCGAGCGGGCGGCGGATGGCGTGCCGGGGCTGATCGTGGCGAAATGGGTTGCCGCTGGTCGACAAGGGCAACTTTCTTAGCCGTGTTTTGGCTTCCGGTTCAGTCAGCAGAACCTCCCGATCCCATCATTCCAGTTGCTTTCGGCGACAGCCGCGTTACAAACTGAAACCATGAACCAACACACGCCCATCCACGAGTTCGTTGGGGTTGGCCTATATTCTGTGGCCGATGCTGCGAAGCTCCTGAAGGCACCTCCGCGGAACTTGCGGCGGTGGTTGGATGGATACGACTACAAAAGCAAGAAGAATGACGAAGTTCGGCATGTCCCTCCGCTTTGGAGGCCTGATATTCCGAAGATCGACGACGACATCGAGATAAGCTTTCGCGATCTGATCGAGCTTCGTTTCGTGCGAGCCTTTCTTGAAAAGGGAATCGGACTGAAGGCTGTTCGTAATTGCATGGACTATGCTCAACAGTGCATCCAAACGGATAGACCTTTTTCATCCGGTCGTTTCCGGACCGATGGGCGGACAATTTTCTTGGAGAGCCTAGAGGCCGCAGGCGAGCCCCAATTGCTTGACCTCAAGGAGAAACAGTATGTTTTCAAGCAAGTAGTTGAACAAAGCTTCAAGGATCTGGATCTGGAAGGCGATATCGTCACGCGCTGGCGGCCATTTCGTGGCAAGGACAGTATCGTTATCGACCCGACCCGGTCTTTCGGCCAACCTGTAGCATCAGCGTCTGGCGTGCCGACGATTGTGCTGGCAGAGGCCGTCAAGGCAGAAGGTTCCCTAAGTCGTGTAGCAGCTATGTATGAAGTCCAAAAATCAGTGGTTCAAGACGCCGTCAGATTTCACGAGGGGCTGATGGCCGCTTGAAGGTGATGGTGGATGAAAACCTGCCTCCGGCCATGGCGAAAGCGCTCGCAGCCCTTTTCGCTGGTAAGCACGAGGTCGTCCACCTGAGGGAGAAGTTTGGGGCCGCCGTGAAAGATATAGAGTGGATCGGAACCTTGAATGCCGAGGGGCACTGGGTAATCATTTCAGCTGACCGCCGGATCGCTAGGAACAAGGCCGAGCAGCAGGCCTTCAAGAGTTCAAAGTTGGTAGGCTTCTTTCTTGCATCTAGCCTTCAGAAGGCCAAGCTGACCAAGCAGATGGAACGCCTTATGGCGCTATGGGAAACCGTAGAAAAGCAGGCTGAACTGGTCGGGGGCGGTGCCATGTTCGAAATCCCGATGAAAAGCAGCAAACTCAACCAGATTTGACATGCAGGTCCTCCTGACCGGTTGTGTATCATTCTTGGCTCCGCGAAGTCATCACATGACTAAGTTCAGCGCGGGCAAACGTCCAAAAACATAGTGAACCCATGCCCACCACCCGCGAAACCATCCTCGCCGCGCTGCACGCGCGGCTGCAGCCGCTTCCCGCCCTTGTTCTGCGTGACGAAGTGCTGCCCGAGCGGATCCCGCCTTCAGGGCTGATCATCCTGCGCGACGGCCAGCCGGGTGAGCCCGAGGTAACGCTGTCGCCGCCGCGCTACCACTATCAGCACCGGGCCGAACTGGAAGTTGTCGTTCAGGCCCCGAATGATCGCGCCACGGCTTTCGACACACTGATTGCCGCCATCGGCACGGCGCTGGAGTCCGACCGTACCCTCGGCGGGCTCTGTGACTGGGTCGAGGCGGAGGCGCCGCAGCCGGCCGATCTGCCCGTCGAGGGCGCAGCCGGTCTGAAGGCCGCGGTCATCCCGGTGGTCCTGCACTATTCCACAGACGATCCTCTGGCCTGATCAACCGGCTTTGCGCCCCCGGAATAGGGTCGGCGCCTGCACACGCCCTCAACCTGCGCGCCAGTCTCGATGCTGAGGCTCTCATAGGTGACATCGCCGGTCACCCGCGCGCTTGCGTGCAACGCCACCTTGCCGCCGATGATTTGGCCTTGGAATCGCCCCTTTATGGCGACGCTGGCGGCATGGAGCTCGCCGTCAACCTCGCCTGCCTGCTCGATGACGATTGCGGACGCATCCACGCGCCCCTTGACGTAACCGGGCAGTTCGACCGTGCCTGGAAAGGAAAGCTCGCCCGTGATGCGCGAGCCTGCGCCAAGATGTGAGCGACTATTGGTCCCGGCGGCGGGATAAGTTTCGTCCGTCATACCAGTCTGCCTTTTTCGAGTTTCGGCCCTCTCGGAGCTCATCCGTTTCAACATGCATACAGGAGAATTCAACATGGCACGAGCCCAAGGGGCACGGGCGCAGATGGCGCTCGGATTCGAGACTACGTATGGAACGCCGCCAGCTGGCGGCTTCACCAGGATGCCGTTTGCCAGCACCTCGCTCGGATCAGAACAGCCGCTGCTGAACAGCGAACTGCTTGGCTATGGCCGCGATCCCTTGGCCCCGATCAAGGACGCGGTAACGGCGGATGGCGATGTGGTGGTGCCGATCGATGCTGAGGCCTTCGGCTTCTGGCTGAAGGCGGCCTTCGGTGATCCCACGACCACGGGCGCTGCGGCACCCTGGACCCATGAGTTCCAGTCCGGATCGTGGGTCCTGCCCAGCATGTCGATCGAGACCGGCATGCCCGAGGTGCCGCGCTTTGCGATGTATTCCGGCTGCGTGCTGGATCAGCTGTCCTGGCAGGTGCAGCGCTCGGGCCTGCTGACCGCCACCGCCCGGCTGGTGGCACAGGGCGAGACCATCGCCGCCGCCACCGCCGCCGGAACACCCGCCGAACTGGCCCTGCAACGGTTCGGTCATTTCAACGGCGCAATTACGCGGAATGGGACCGCCCTTGGCAATGTCGTCTCGGCCGAGATCACCTATGCCAACAACCTCGACCGGATCGAGACCATCCGCTCGGACGGCAGGATCGACGGGGCCGACCCGTCCATCGCAGCACTCACAGGGCGGATCGAGGTCCGCTTTGCCGACAGCACGCTGGTGACACAGGCGATCAACGGCGATCCGGCCGAGATCACTTTCGCCTATGTCCTGCCATCAGGCGAGGGCTTCAGCTTCACCGTGCACGCCGTCTACCTGCCGCGCCCCCGGATCGAGATTTCCGGGCCGCAGGGCGTGCAGGCGACCTTCGACTGGCAGGCGGCGCGCGACAGCATCGTGGGCCGGATGTGCACCGCAACCCTGATCAACGATATCGAGGCCTACTGATGATCCGACTGAACCTGACCGCCGCCCCTGAATGGCTGGAGCTTGCCCCCGGCCTGCGCCTGCAGGTCGCCCCGCTGACCACCGCCCTGATGGTGTCTGCCCGCGCCGATGCTGCCCTCGAGGCCTTGCCCGAAGATGCCAGCCAGGAAGAGCTGGCGCTGGTCATGGCCAAGTCCGTGGCCCGTCGCGCCGTTCTGGATTGGGAGGGCGTGGGTGATGCAATGGGCACAATTGTGCACGTGTCACCGGACGGCATCGACGCCCTTCTGGAAATCTGGCCGGTCTTTGAGGCGTTCCAGACCCAATACGTCGCGCGCGGCCTGCTGCTGGACGCGGAAAAAAACGCCTCCGCGCCCTCGCCGACTGGTCCTTCGGCGGGGGCGACAACTATTGCGCGGCCTGCGAAGGACGCTGCGCCGACTGCCCAGCCAGACTGAACCAGCCCCAAACGCAGGATGGATGGCAGCTCTGGGATCTGGTCGGTCGCCTTGGTGGTCAGCTGCGCGTGATCCCCGGCGCGGTGCTGGGCTGGGACATGGGCGCGGCCTTGGCCCTCGCCCGCGCGCTGGGCGTGAACCCCCTCATCGCAGCTGAACTGCTGCCCGAGATCGAGGCGGTGATGGTGCGCAAACTCAACGAACAGATGGAAGGACACCGCGATGGCTGAAAAACGCGTATCCGTCCGCCTCGTGGCGGAAGGCGGCCGCCAGGTCCGTGCGGAGCTGGAAGGTGTGGGCGAAGCCGGGGCGCGCGGTTTCGGGCGGCTGTCGCGCGAGATGGACCTCGCCAATGCACGCGTTGCCGCCTTTGCCCGCCGCGCGCGGGTGGCGGCCGCCGCCGCAACAGTGGCCCTGGCCGCCGCTGGTGCCGCGATGATCAGGTCCGGGCTACAAACGGTCGATGCGCAGGCCAAGCTGGCGCAATCGCTTGGCACAACGGTTGCCTCAATCCAGACACTGGAGCGCGCGGGCGCGTTGGCGGGCGTGTCGATGTCCGGGATCGATCAGGCGACCAAGGATCTGACGCGCCGCCTCAGCCAGGCGGCCGCCGGGACTGGCCCCGCGGCAGACGCGTTGGACCGGCTCGGGCTTTCCGCCTCTGACCTGATCGCCTTGCCGCTGGACCAGCGTGTCGGGGCGATCAACGCCGCCATCGAAAGCTTCGTGCCTGCGGCTGAGCGCGCCGCCGTTGCGGGGCAGCTCTTCGGCGAGGAAGGCTCCATCGCCATGTCGCGCATCGACACTGCGACGCTGCGCCAGGCAACCGAGGACGTGCTTGCCTTCGGGGTGGTGGTTTCGGAAGCTGACGCTGACCAGATCGAGCGTACCAATGATGCGATTTCGCGGCTGGGACTGATCTGGCGCGGCGTCTCGAACCAGCTGGCCGTCGCAGCCGCCCCGGCGCTGGAGGCCGTGGCCAATGCGATGGCAGCGATTGCAAGCCGCACCGGCCCGCTCGGGATCGCCATAAGCGCGCTCTTCGACAATATCGGCCGTCTGATCAGCATCGCCGCAACCTTTGCGACCCTGCTGGCCGGGCGCTGGGTGGCCGGGCTGGCCGCTGCGGCGCTCTCGGTACGAGGTCTGGCCACGGCCCTGGTCGTCCTGCGCGGGGCGTTGATCCGGACGGGGCTCGGCGCGCTGATTGTCGGCGCGGGCGAGCTGGTGTTCCAGTTCACCCGGCTGGTTTCCGGCGCAGGCGGGTTCGGTGCGGCCATGGGGCTTTTGAAGGATGTGGCGGTCGAGGTCTGGGAGCGCCTCGGGATGGCCGCGTCTGCGGCGGGCGCTGCGGCCACGGCAGTGTTTCTTGATCTCAAATCGGACGCCGCGTCAGCCATGCAGAGCGCCATCGAAAGCGTCGTCGGTTTTGGCAACACCGCCGCCAACACCTTTGAGGGGGCGTTTGAGGCGATCAAGGCGATCTGGGGTCTCTTGCCCGCCGCCATTGGCGATCTGGCGTTTCAGGCGGCGAACAGCCTGATCGAGGGGGTCGAGGCGATGCTCAATGGCGTGGTGGCCCGGATCAACGGCTTCATCGACAGCGTCAACACCGGGCTCGAGGCGCTGGGCTCTGCGCGCCGCATCACGCTTCTGGGCGATCTGGATCTGGGCAGCATCGAGAACCGCTTTGCCGGGGCAGCGACACAGGCCGCAACAGCGGCGAAGGACGCCTTCGAGCGGGCCTTTGCGGACAACCCGCTGGCGGTGCCCGACGTGGGGCTGAACGATATTGCCAAAGAGGCGCTGGCCTCGGCCAGCATCTTCCGCACGGCGGCGACCGATCTGGCGGCCGGTGCGCGCGCCCCGCTGGCCAGCTGGCAGGCGTTGAAGGATGCCGTCGCCGGTGCGGGTGCGCAGGGCGAGACGGAACTCGATGCGGCCAGGGATGCCGCCAACCGGTTTGACGAAGCGATCACCGAGGCTGGGCGTAATTCCGGTGGCGCGGGAGCCGCGGCAGCCAATGGCGCGGAAGTGGCCAAGGTCGGCTGGGAGGCGGCCGTTTCCACCCTGGCCGACTATGCCGCCAAGGCCCGCGACATTGGCGGCGATATCGGCCAGAGCCTGGTCGGGGCCTTCCAGAGCGCCGAGAACGCGGTGGGCAATTTTGTGAAGACCGGCAAGCTCGACTTCGGCGATCTGGTCAGTTCGATGATTGCCGATCTGGCGAACCTCGCGGCGCGGCGCTTCATCCTCGGGCCGATCGCCAATGCGCTCTCCGATGCACTTGGCGGTGCGGGCGGTTTGTTCGCCAACATTCTTCATGCAGGTGGCGTGGTCGGATCGCCAGGCCCGGGCCGGATGGTCCCGGCGCTGGCCTTTGCCAATGCCCCGCGCATGCGCTCGGGTGGTTTTGCGGGACTGCGACCGGACGAGGTTCCGGCGATTCTGCAACGCGGCGAACGGGTGTTGTCGCGCCGCGAGGCCGCTGGTTATGGCCAAGGGCAGTCCTCCACGCCCGCCGTCAACGTGACCATCATGGCCCGCGACGCCGAAAGCTTCCGGCAATCGCGTACGCAGGTGGCAAGTGACATTGCCCGCGCCGTGTCACTCGGCCAGAGGGGGCTCTGATGGCCTTCCATGAGGTGCGCTTCCCCGACACCATCAGCCGTGGCGCGCGCGGTGGGCCTGAACGGCGCACCCAGATCGTGGAACTGGCGAGTGGCGACGAGGAACGCAATGCCAGCTGGGCCAACAGCCGCCGCCGCTATGATGTGGCCTACGGCATCCGCCGCGCCGATGATCTGGCGGCGGTCGTGGCGTTCTTCGAGGCCCGCAACGGTCGACTGCACGGGTTTCGCTACAAGGACTGGGCCGACTACAAGTCCAGCCTGCCCTCACAGGCGATCAGCGCAACGGATCAGCTGATCGGCATCGGGGACGGCGCAGGTAACAGCTTTGGTCTGGTGAAGCACTACAGCTCCGGCGCGCAGAGCTGGAGCCGCGCCATCGCCAAACCTGTCGCAGACAGTGTGCGGATCGCCCTGGACGGTGTCGAGCAGATGTCGGGCTGGAGCGTCGGTATCACCACCGGCGTTGTCAGCTTTGACACAGCGCCACCCCCTGACATCGAAATCACCGCCGGTTTCGCCTTCGATGTGCCGGTGCGGTTTGACACCGACATCCTCGACGTCACCCTCGATGTCGAACGGCTCGGATCGATCACCTCCATCCCGCTCATCGAGATCCGGCGGTAAGGGCACGGCCTGGGGCAAGCGCGGGCTGCGGGCTACGCATGTAAAAACAGAGCGGTCGCTACCCGGTCCGGGGGCCGGGCTTACGGATCAGCGGGACAACAAACCCGTCTTCCGGAGGCGTGGCCCGTTTCAACGCCTCCAGAAACGCCTCACGCGTCACAACATCAATGACCACCCTGGTGCAATCCTCAGGCGTCACTGAAGCTGCCTCGCTATCGGCTTCAGCGTCGGAGCCAGTATCCCTGGGATCATCCTGCGTCATCATCACAACCCTCTCCAGCAACTCGGATCTCCAGCCAGGTTGGCTCTTCGTTCCCTACATATCAAGGTCATTCCATGAAAGCCCTCTCTCCCGGCCTGCAGGCCCATCTCGACGCGGGCACCACCACGCTGGCCTGGTGCTGGCGGATTTCCCGGGCCGACGGGGTGACGCTGGGGTTCACCGATCATGATCGCGCGCTCAGTTTCGATGGCACCGATTTTGAACCCGAAAGCGGCTTTGCCGCCTCGGAGATCCGCGCAGGCTCTGATCTGGCCGTCGATGCACAGGATGCGGAGGGCGTGCTGAGCTCGGATCGCATCACCGAGACCGACATCCTCGACGGGCGCTGGGACAATGCGCAGGTCGAGCTCTGGCGGGTGAACTGGACGGATACCAGCCAGCGTGTCCTCCTGCGGCGCGGTGCGGTGGGCCAGATCCGGCGCGGCCGCATGGCCTTTGTCGCCGAAGTGCGCAGCCTTGCGCACCTCCTCGGCCAGACCGTCGGGCGGACGTTTCAGGCGGGATGCGATGCGGAACTTGGCGATGCGCGCTGCGGCGTCGATCTGGAGAACGCGGTCTACAAGGGGACCGGCATTGTAACGGAGCGCCTGCGCGACCGGGCCTTCCGGGCCTCGGGTCTGGCCGCGTTCGAAACGGGCTGGTTTGCCTTTGGCACACTCACCTGGACCAGCGGGGCCAATGCCGGGCGCATCACTGAAGTGCTGGCGCATGAGTTGACCGGCAGCAGCGCGACCCTGACCCTGCTGGAAGCGCCGATCCGTGCCTTTGCACCAGGCGACAGCTTTGTCGCGCGCGCAGGCTGCGACAAGCGGATCAAGACCTGCGCGGCAAAGTTCGCCAATGTCGTCAATTTCCGGGGCTTTCCCCACATCCCCGGCCAGGATGCCGTGCTGCGTTATGCCAGCCAGAATGCGGGCCATGCGGGAGATGTGCTGTGACCCGGGCTCAAACCGTCGCCGATCCCGCCCATGTCATCGCCATAGCCCGCAGCTGGCTGGGCACGCCCTATCATGATCAGGCCAGCCTCTGCGGGGTCGGCTGCGATTGTCTGGGTCTTGCACGCGGCGTCTGGCGCGAGGTGGTGGGCCCCGAGCCCTTTCCCATGCCGCCCTACAGCCGCGACTGGGGTGAGACCGGTGCCCGCGAGGTGCTGGCCGAGGGGGCGCGCCGCATGATGGTGGAATGCCCGCCCGCCGACGCGCCACCCGGTGCGCTGGTGCTCTTTCGGATGATGCCCCGTGCCATTGCCAAGCATGTCGGGATCCTGACCGGGCCCCAAAGCTTCATCCATGCCTGTGAGCGCCTTGGCGTTGTCGAGGAGGGTTTGACGCCCAGCTGGCGGCGGCGCATCGCCTTCGCCTTTCTCTTTCCGGAGGCCCGTTGATGGCAACCCTCGTTCTCGGCGCTGTCGGCACCGCCATTGGTGGCTCGATCGGCGGCGCGGTCCTTGGTGTGAGCGCCGCCAGCATCGGCGGCTTTGTCGGCTCCTCCATTGGCGGCGTGCTCGACAACTGGATCGTGTCCTCGCTGGCGCCCGCGCAACGCATCGAGGGCGCGCGGCTCGACAGCCTGACGGTTACGTCGGCCACCGAAGGCGCGGTGATCCCGCGCCTCTTTGGCCGGATGCGGATCGGCGGCAACATCATCTGGGCCACGGATTTCCGCGAGGAGACCAAAACCAGCCGCCAGGGCGGCGGCAAGGGCAGCGGGCCCAAGGTCACCACCACCGAGTTTCTCTACTTTGCCTCCTTTGCCGTGGCGCTCTCAGAAGGCGAAGTGACAGGCATTGGGCGCATCTGGGCTGATGGCAAGCCGATGGATCTCTCAGGTGTCACCTGGCGCTGGTATCCCGGTGATGAGGCGCAGGAGCCCGATCCATTCATCGCCGCCAAAATGGGAGCGGCAAATACCCCCGCCTACCGGGGTACCGCCTATGTGGTTTTCGAGGAACTGGCGCTCTCCGCCTTTGGCAACCGCCTGCCGCAGCTCTCCTTCGAGGTCTTCCGCCCCCTGGGCGATCCCGACACGGCCGAGGGGCTGGTGCGCGCCGTCACGATGATCCCCGCCTCGGGCGAGTTCAGCTATGCCACCCAGCCGGTGCGCAAATCCACCGGTCCGGGCGGGGCAACCGGCGCCGATAACGTCAATGCGCTCTCGGACACCGCTGATATCACCGTGGCGCTCGACCGGCTTCAAGCCTCGGTCCCGGGCATCGAGAGCGTCAGCCTCGTGGTGGCCTGGTTCGGCGATGACCTGCGGGCCGGGCACTGCAGGATCCGTCCCGGCGTCGAGCTGCCCGCCAAGATCACCTCACCCGCCGCCTGGTCGGTCAATGGTGTCAGCCGCGCCAACGCCCTCCTCGTGAGCCGGGACAGTGACGACCGTCCGGCCTTTGGCGGCACACCGGCGGATTTTGCGGTGCTGCAGGCGATCCGGGAGATAAAGGCGCGCGGGCTGCGCGTGACCTTTTATCCCTTCCTGCTGATGGATGTGCCGCACGGCAACACCCTGCCAGACCCCTATTCGGATGATGCCACCGAGGCAGGTCAGCCCGCCTTCCCCTGGCGCGGCCGGATCACCGCCTCTCCGGCTGCAGGTTTCGCGGGAACCGTGGATAAGACCGTCACAGCTGCCACGCAGGTCGCGGCCCTCTTCGGCGCGGCAACGCCCGCCAGTTTCAGCCTCTCCGGCGACTCTGTCAGCTGGGCCGGACCCCTGGACGACTGGGGCCTGCGCCGGATGGTGCTGCATTATGCGCATCTCTGCGCGGTGGCGGGCGGCGTTGATGCCTTCCTGATCGGCTCGGAAATGCCCGGCCTGACCACGATCCGCTCTGGCCCGTCCACCTATCCCGCCGTGCAGGCGTTTCGCGATCTGGCGGGCGACGTGCGCAGCATTCTCGGGGCAGACACCGCGATCAGCTACGCGGCCGACTGGTCGGAGTATTTCGGGCATCATCCCACCGACGGGTCTGGCGACGTGTTTTTTCACCTCGATGCGCTCTGGGCGGATGCCAGTATCGATTTCATCGGCATCGACAATTACATGCCGCTCTCGGATTGGCGAGACGGGTTTGAGCATGCGGACGCCGCCCTTGCTCCCGCGATCTACGACCGAGCCTATCTGCAGAGCAACATCGCGGGCGGCGAAGGGTTTGAGTGGTTCTATGCCAGCCCGGCCGATCGCGCGGCCCAGACCCGCACGCCGATTACCGATGGTGAGGCGGGGAGCGCCACTGGTCCGAGCGACCCGCCGAACGCCAGCAAGCCGTGGGTCTTCCGGCCCAAGGATCTGCGGGCCTGGTGGTCGAACGCGCATTACAACCGCCCCGGCGGGGTGGAAAGTGGCACGGCCACCGCATGGATCCCGCAGTCCAAGCCGATCCGGTTCACCGAACTGGGATGTCCCGCCATTGATCGGGGCACCAACCAGCCCAATGTGTTCTTTGACCCGAAGTCCTCGGAAAGCGAGACGCCGCATTTCTCGCGCGGCTGGCGCGATGATGCGATCCAGCGGGCGTATCTCGAAGCCACATATCTCTGGTGGGGCGTCCCGGCCAACAACCCGACCTCCCCCGTCTACGGCGCACCGATGGTGCATCTGCACGACTGCGCTGCCTGGACCTGGGATGCGCGGCCCTATCCGTTCTTTCCCGAACTGACCAATATCTGGACCGATGGCCCGAACTGGCGCCTGGGCCACTGGCTGACGGGTCGGCTCGGGGCCGTGTCGCTGGCGGCATTGGTGCGCCATCTCTGCCTGCGGGCCGGGATGCCCGCGGCGCAGATCGACGTCACCGGTCTCTGGGGGGCTGTCGAGGGCTATGTCATCACCGCGCTGGAGGCCCCGCGCGCCTCGATCTCAAGCCTCGCACGGCAGTTCGGCTTTGACGCGGTGGAAAGCGAGGGCCGCATCAAGTTCCGGATGCGCGGCCAGAGTGCCAGCACAACGCTCACGCCCGACGGCATGGTCGCGCCATCCTCCGCAGAGAGCGATGTGATGGAGCTCACCCGCGCGCAGGAGTCCGAGCTGCCGCAGGCCCTCAAATGGCAGGTGGCCCGCGCCGACGAGGGTTATGACGCCGTCCAGGTCGAAGCCCGGCGTATTACAGTGGACACCGCTCGCATCGCCTCCGAGGCTTTCCCGATAGCCGTCCCGCCCGAGGAGGCCGAACGCCGCTGCCGCCGCGCCCTGATGGAAGCCTGGGTGGGGCGGGAAGGCGCCGCGTTCCGCCTGCCGCCCTCCCAGCTGGCACTGGATCCCGGAGATGTCGTTCTCCTCGCGCATGATGGCCGCCTGACCGAGATGCGGCTGGTCTCGATTGCGGACTCAGGAGTACGCAGCATCGACGCCGTGCGCCAGGACCGCGCCGTCTATGATCTGCCGCCCGGGCAGGCCCGCCCGGCCTCGCTCTCGGTGCCCCCTGTGTTCGGCACCCCCGACATCATGATGCTCGATCTGCCGCAGCTGCGCGACGACCAACCTGTGCACCGACCTCTGATTGCAGCCCATGCTAAACCATGGCCGGGCGAGCTGGCGGTCTTCCGCAGTGCGTCGGCGGACGGGTTTGCGCTGCTCACCACATTTGGCACCCGCGCCAGCATCGGGGTGCTGGCCTCGGATTTCTTTGCCGGGCCGGTGTCGCGCTTCGATCACGGCAATGCGCTGCTGGTCGATCTCTTTTCGGGCACGCTGGAGAGCGTCACCGATCTCGCCCTCTTTGGCGGGGCCAATGCGCTGGCGGTGGAGACAGGTCCGGGGCTCTGGGAGATTGTCCAGGCGGGCGCGGCGGAGCTCGTCGCAGCGGGGCGCTATCGCCTGACCCGGTTGCTGCGCGGTCAGCGGGGTACGGAAGGCGCCATCCTTGGTGTCGTGCCAACTGGCGCGCGGGTGGTGGTGGTGGATGCGACATTGGCATCGCTGCCGATCAGCGAGGCTGATCTGGGCTTGCCATGGAACTGGCGCATCGGCCCGGCCTCAAAGCCCGTCAGCGACGAGACCTACGCTGCGGTGAGTTTCACGCCCGGAGGTGCCGGGTTGCGCCCCTTCTCCGTCGCCCATGTCGCGCAGCCCTGGCGCTTTGCCCGCAGCCCCGGCGATCTGACGATCCGCTGGATGCGGCGGTCACGGTCGCTGGTCGCCGATACCTGGGGCGCGGGGGATGTGCCTCTGGCCGAAGAGACCGAGGCCTATGAGGTCGAGATCCTTGACGGCGCGGCGGTCAAGCGAACGCTGAGTACCCCCACGACCAGCGCCCTCTACACCGTCCTCCAGCAGACCGCCGATTGGGGTGCACCCCTCGGTCCCGGCCAGACCCTCATCATTCGCATCTTCCAGCTCTCCGCGCTCTTCGGGCGTGGGGCAGCACGAACTGTTACCCTCTCCTTCTGAAAGCCCTCCCATGTCCGACGCCACGACCAATCTGCTGCTGCCCTATATCCTGGCCGCACAGGCCCAGAAACATGTCACCCATAACGAGGCGCTGCGGCTCATCGACGGGCTGGTACAGCTGTCGGTGATCGACCGTGATCTGACCGCGCCACCCGGTTCTCCCGCGGATGGGGATCGCTACATCGTGGGCTCAGGTGCCACCGGCGACTGGGCCGGGTGGGATCTCAACGTGGCCCTCTGGACCGACGGGGTCTGGATGCGGCTTCCACCCCGCACCGGCTGGCGGGTCTGGGTCGAGGATGAGAGCCTGCTGCTGGTCCATGACGGTGCCGGATGGATCGGCACGACCCCGGCGGCGCTGCAGAACCTCGCCCTGCTCGGGTTCGGCACGATGGCCGATGCCGCCAACCCGTTCTCGGCAAAGCTGAACGCAGCACTCTGGACGGCAAAGACCCTGGCCGAGGGCGGCACCGGCGATCTTTTCTACACCCTGAACAAGGAGGCTGCGGGCGATGATCTCGGGCTGACATTGCAGACCGGGTTCGTGACCAAGGCGCTCCTTGGGCTCTTTGGTTCGGACAGGCTCCGCCTCGCGGTCTCCGCCGATGGCAGCACCTTCTTCGATGGCCTCATCGTCGACAACGCCACCGGCATTGTCGATCAGCCGCAACTGCCCCGCTTCAAGGTCTGGACCAACTTCGACAATTATGTGGGGGTCGGGGTCTGGACGAAGATCGGCCTCAACATGGCCGACGCCAATGATCAGAGCGTGTTCGACGCCGCCACCAATCTCTTCACAGCACCCGCAACCGGCACCTATCTCTTTGGGGCCACGTTGCTCTACAAGATCAACGCCAGCGCCACGGCCCGGATGCGCGGGCGGCTGGTGCTGAACGGCAGCACCGAGATCCGTGGCTCCTTCGGCGAGATCAGCGGTGGCCACGTATCGCTCGCCACCGCCCTCTGGCTGCAGACCATGGTGCCGCTGACCGCAGGCGATACCGTCGAGTTGCAGGGGTCTTTCCGGATCGCGGACGGGTTTTTCGCCGCCGATCACACGTCCTTCTGGGGCTGCAAGGTCGGCTGAGCCGCGCGAGGAGAATCCGATGACACCACCCCGTTCCGAGGGCTTCGTGCGCATGCCCGATGCCGAGTTCGAGGCGATCCTGGCGCGTGCTGCCGAGAAAGGCGCGAAGCGCGCCCTCGCCGATGTCGGCCTCGATGGCAACGAGGCCGCGCTCGATATCCGTGACCTGCGATCCTTGCTCGATTGCATCAGGCTGGTGCGCCGCACCGCCATGCAGACCGCCGTCCGCATGATCACCACGGGCGTGATGCTGGCGCTGCTGGCGGGCATCGCGATCAAGCTGAAGCTCTTCGGCGGCGGTCCGTAGCCGCAGCACCCCCCATAACTGAACCTGACAACCCACCCGCCCCCGGCGGGCATTGCCCGCCAGAACGCAAAATCTGCGCGGCCTTGGCCCGCGCGGGGGCGGGTTTTGCATCTCTGGAGGAATCCCCATGCCGACAATGACCTATGCCCATTATCGCGATGTCCCCGAAAGCGTCTGGCGCTGGCCCAGCTTTTCTCCGGAGGAGATTGCCTCGCGTGATGCCGGTGCGATCAGGATCAACACGGAGGCCATGGACAAGCTGCAATCCCTGCGCAACCGCCTCGGCAAGCCGCTGATCGTCCGCTCCGCGTACCGCAGCCCGGCGCATAACCGCGCTGTCGGCGGTGCGCCCGCCTCCAAACACATGCAGGGCACGGCGTTTGATATCGCCATGTCGAACCACGACCCCACCGCCTTCGAGGCGGCTGCCCAGGCGGTGGGGTTCCTCGGCTTCGGGTATTATCCGCGTTCGGGCTTCATGCATATCGACCTCGGGCCCGCGCGCAGCTGGGGGGATCCTTTCCCGCCCCGTGCGACACCCTTCGTGCCGGAAGTTGCGCCTGCCCGCGAGGTCCTGGCCGACAGCCGCACTTTGAAGGGCAGTGGCGCAGCCGGGGTGGCCACGGTCGGTGCCGCCGGGGTTGAGCTGGCGCAGGATGTCCTGGCCGAGACCCAATCCGCCATCCTGCCGCTGGTGCCTTATCTCGACACCCTGCGCTGGGTTTTCATCGCCCTCGCCCTCCTTGGAATCGCGGTCGCCATCCATGCCCGGATCGATGACTGGAAACGGGGGCAGCGGTGACGGGCTGGATCACGGCAATCCTTGCCAGCGGCCCGGCGCGCAGGGCGCTGGGCCTCATGCTGGCAACCCTCACAGTCGTCCTGTTCCTGCTCAACCTCCGCCGCGCCGGGGAACACGCCGGGCGGCTGGCCGAGCGCCTTTCAACATCGGAGAAAGCCCATGAAATACAACGCCAGATGCTTCTTGCGGCCAGCCGCCGCCCCGCTGATCGCGATGCTCTTGCTGACCGGCTGCGCGACGGCAGGTTCTGAAGCGAAGGCTCCGTGTCCTCCCGTGGTTGAATACAGTGCCGCCGATCAGACCCGCGCCGCCGATGAGGTGGAAGCGCTGCCGGAGAGCGCAATCATCCTCCGAATGCTGATCGATTATGCCGTCTTGCGCGATCAAGCGCGGGCCTGCAGGTGAAAAAGCTGCGCGGAGAAGAATGTGCCCACTGAAGCCGGAACCATAGAAGTGATCGACGCGGTCGGCGGACTCCGGGCATTCGCTGCCGGTGCGATGTGCATTGATGAAAACAGCAAAAGCCGCCATTCAAACAAATTCTACCATCCATCAAAATGAAACAGTCGACCCTGTGCACCATCGTCATGCAGACGTACGATGATGTCTTCCTCATCGAGGCCACCATCACCATCACTTGGCAGATCAAAATCCATGACGGTAATGATCGATTGGATGCCCAGATCAGTGTACGATCTCACAGACTCAAGGAGGTTCATTTTGGGCCGAGGATCCAACAATTCAAAAATTCCATCATGAAAAACAAATCGCGGAAATGCCCCCTCTAGGTGCGCGCGAACAATTGCTAGGTCAAAGGCCACGCAAAGCAGTTTCTTGAACGACGTTCCGTCTGCTTCGCTTGTGGACAACTCGTTCCCATCGACAAAATCGGTCCGAAACTCCAAATTGCCTTCGCCGTTCAGGCTGACGGACAAAATGGCATCGCGCCCTAAAACGTCCTTCAACTGGCCGCTGAAATATTCCCGGATTCTATACAAGAGACTGGTGTGATCTTGTCTTGCCTCCTTGAGAGCCCCTTCTGCAAGGCTTTGCGTCTTCGCGTAATCTGCTTTTGCTTCGCGCAGTTCGCGTTGTTTATCCTGAATATCAGACAATGTGTTGTGTTGACGCTTTAGCAGTCCAATTTCCGCGGCGGCCTTGGCAACTTCGGCTGACAGCGTGCGATATTTATCAAAAACGTCCTCACTGCGCAGGTATTCCAAATTCTTGCGCCGTCTCGCGTTCAAAACCTTTAGTTCCGCAGCGATACGAGCGATCTCAGCCTTTGTTGAGGCGAGTTCTTCGCGAATGTAGTCGACTCGTTCTTCTGTGATGGCTTTGTTGAACGCGATCAGCTGCTCAAAATCTGTTTTTACTTGATCTGGAAAGTTGACGCCTGCCTCCTCGAAAAGCGTTTTCGCCTTTTCTGGATCGAAAGTGATCTTGTCGGCAACCAAACCTCGTTCCAACTCTGCTATGGAATGAGACAAGCTGTATCGTTCTTGGTTTAGAGCCGCGATTTGAGAGTCGATTTGATCAACGATTGCTGTCGTTTTTCTGGCATCGAAACCCTCAAAATCAAATTCATCCAGCTCGTTCTGCATCCGGGTGACGTCCGCTTCCCGCAACTGGATCAGCGCGTCGACTTTTGCTGGCTCTGTTTCACTGCCCTTGGCATCCTTTTCGGCGCTCGCGAGCAACGCGGCTTTTACATCAATTTCTGCCTTTAGCTCGTACCGGTTGGTGAAGATCGAAGCATCGAGGCCGAGGATCCGCGCAAGGATCGGCTTCCAGTCTTTGTCGACACCGGCGTGGCGTTGGAGTTTGAAAACATCGTCATAATCTGCCTGTGTGCGCAGGAAATACCCAATGGCATTTCGGAACTTCCAAGGATCAATGTCTCGTAAATCCAAGTATCCGTCCAAAAGGGACTTGGCCTTGGCAAATGGCAGTTCGAAATGGGACCAGTCGTCGTCCGCCAAACTGGTGAGGTCTGGTTGAGTGGCAGGAGCCAGAGAGAAGCTCACTTTAGATGCATTCTCAACGGCCCGCCGTATGGTTAGGAAAGAACCATCAAGAAGCTCAAGCTCCAAGAAAAAGACAAATTCGGCAAAGAGGTCTTTACGTTTCTTGAGAAAATGCTCATTGGAGACGCCGCCCAAGAGGCAGAAATCGATGACGCGGGCGAGCGTCGATTTGCCCAGGTTGTGAGAGCTTTTGGACTTGTTTTCAGGGAGCCGTATTTCGGCCAACACCACATTCAATCCGTCGTTAAACAGGATTGGAGTGAAATAATGGTCAAGGTTGCTGTAGAGCCTACGCAGCCTCATGATTGCACCAGATACTCAAAGCGGTCAGCCTTCGGCAGATATCGGATCAGCCCAAGCATGAAGAGGAGGTTTAAGGCCGGCAGAAACAGCGTCTTTGCGTTCTTCGTGCGCTTTTCAACAAGGATAACCAGATCAGCATAAGTCTCGGTGCGCTTCGTTTTGAGTCGTTCCAAGATCACCGTCGCCACGCTCATGACTGTGAGATCGGGGTGGGCGTGCTTAGACGGTCTGATCATCTTTGTCCCTCCCGATGTCACAGTTCCAATACATGTAATACAGCATAGCGCGGGTCAGTCTCTTGTTCGACCTCAGAATGCCGGATCTGCCAATCAGAAGGTCGAGCAGATAGTTGAAGACATCGTCGAATGTATCATAGTCGGTTCGTTTGGCGATGATCTTCAGATTGAACTCTTCAACAGCCTCCTGGTACGAGGCTTTGAAGTTTTCGTTGATTGGGTCGGCCAAGAACCTGCGGATGTCAGCTGTAAGCTCCAAGTACCTCTTACGCAAAAGGGCCTCGAAGTCCGGTGTCATGTTGTTGAGGCGATTTTTCTCAACCAGAGTGGTGCGTGGGGTGGGGGTGCTGCGATCTTCATCCGAGGTCACAATCTGGACAGCTTCGCGAAAACCCTCGATCGTGTCGGCGAGGTCATCGGGGCGAACGATGAGCGGCGATTGCAGTGGGTTGATCGACAGCGAAGCATGCGCGTCGGGAAAGAGCTCTAGCCAATCATCGAGTTGCTGCGTCCCTGCAAGTGCTATGTTTTCTATCGACAGTCCGGTCATATCTGAAATCAGTTCGACGAGTTTTGGCTCGGCGACGCCCGACAGCTTTCGGTTGGAAACCAACAGATAGTTTTGTGCTTCTCCGCTCTGATAGAGGGCTTTGATCTTCGGGATTTCGTCACAGATAATTCCGGTGAGGTTACCGATGTTGCACACTGCCGGGTCGCTAAATGACGCGTCAATCCCATTTGTGTGTTTGGCCTGAATGATGGTGCAACCTGTCCAAGGAGCGGCTGCCGATGGGTAGAGATCAGCGGTGCCCTTGAATTTCGCATCTCGGCCGCCGTCGATGCCCGCCGCAAAACCCATCAGACCTGCACCAAACAGTCTTTGGCCGATGGCGACCACGATTTTTTCGAACTGGTCGTCGCTCAGATCAAAGTATTGAAACATGTCGATTTGGGCCTCGGCTCTTTTGTTACTTATAGCGATGCTACTGGAGCCAACAACATCAAACACCGAAATGCTGCGCGCCCCACAAATGTCAGCAAAGCGAGCTGCACCTGCAGCGCTGATCGACCGCGGTTAGTGGCGGGTTTGGGCCGAGTGCGTAGGTGCTCTACTGAACAGAAACGGGCCGCAGCATGTCGTCTGTGTTGAGCTTCATCGCGCTCCGCCAGAGCGGTGTCTTGAACACGTGATGGACGTGCTTGCCCTCGCGCTCCTCGCGGGTCTCGACAAGCAGTCCTGCCCATTCAAGTGGGCGCAGGACGCAGGACG